TTGGGATGCAACAGTATTAGCAAAGGATGGCCGTCGCGTAACAATGAAGGCTAATTCTATGGAACTTGAGAAGGTAAACGTCGGTGAGCGTGTAATCCGTGCAGCAGCGCAAGCAGTTGGTACATACACAAACACAGGTGCAACATTCTCTAAGGTTGAACTTACTACCAAGAAGATTCGTCTTGATTGGGAAGTAACATCAGAATCATTGGAAGATGGTGTAGAAGGTGACGCTCTAGAAGATCACTTGGTACGCTTGATGACTAATGCATTTGCAAACGATATCGAAGATCTCGCAATTAATGGTGATGGTTCAACAGGTTCATTCTTGTCAATCATGCCAGGCTTTATCCACAATGTAAAGACAAATGGAGATGCTCATGAGTCAGTTGTAACCGTAGCAGATAATGCTTGGACACCTGATGTAATGCAGGGTATCATCAATGCAATGCCACGTAAGTACCGTGCGCTTAAGAATACTCTTAAGTTCTATGCAGGTACAGACGCATTCGGTGGAATCGTTAAGAATAACGGTACACTTGCTGATGCAGTAGCAGAAGCGTTCTCTGGTCAAATGCCAGGAAGCACTCAAGCAAATCGTCAGAACTACCTTGATGGTATCGGACAGACATTCGGTGGAGCACGAACAACTCGTGTTCTTGGAATTGAAGTTCAGGAAGTTCCTTACTACCCAGCAGGATATATAGACTTGACATTCCCTGCCAACCGTGTATGGGGATTCCAACGTGACATCACTGTAAACCGTGAGTACGTAGCAAAGAAGGATACAATTGAATATACTGTATTCATACGCTTCGGACTTAACTGGGAAGAAGAAGACGCAATTGCATACGCAGACGCTGCATCAGACGAATAATCTGTAACAGTACCTTTAATGGGGGGCGGGAGTTCACTCTCCTGTCCCCCTTAATACTTTAATGATATAATACAAACAAGGAGGATACAATGGAAAATAATAATTATAACGATCCGTTTCAAGCAAGTTCTGTAAAAGAATCAACACCAGTTGAAGAAGTTACAGAAGCACCAGTTGTAGAGGTACCAGCAGAGCCAGTAGTTGAGGCAGTTGTTGAAGCACCACCAGCAGAAGAGCCAGTTCAATCACTAGGCTTTACCAAAACAGGTGCAATCGGCTCAATGGCAGCAGATGGTCCAAAAAGAGAAGTTAAGCAAAACAAAGATCTTGGAGACAAGGTTGCTCTACACTCAACAAAAAGCGTTCGTTGGGAAGAAGTTGGAGCAATTTCTAAGGGCTACAATATTGTAACAAAGGCTCAATCAGAAAAATGGCTAACTCGTGGGCATGTTCGCATCGCTACACCAGAAGAAGTCAAGAAGGCTTTTGGATAATTCAATATGGAGATATTGAGAGTTCCGCCATATTCAAATATAGATATTGACTATGTTATTCCTGCATCCATTGTAGATGAAGATGTAACAGTTTTAATTACTGATTTGGCGGATCTTTCTCTCTCAACTTTAGAGTTCACAGAACTTTCAACGGGAGATAATGTAACAATAAATCTTCCTGCAAGATACGACTCCTCTTATAGAGTAGAGATTAAGATTGCAGGCGACATTGTAAGCGATGAAACATATCAGATATTTAGACCATATGTAGACCCAACAACAAAAGCAACAACAGCATCTGACATAGCAGCATATGCATTAAACGAAGAAATTGCAAGAGCAATCATCGACTCAATAGTCCCAGATGGATTTTATTATAGAAAAAAGGTTTTACATTTTACAGGTACTGGATCAGACTACCTTCCTATTTGGGATGATGTTAAAAAGGTTTTGACTGTTTATGAAAACAATAAACTAGTTGAAGATAGACAGTATGAGGTAACATCAGATAAAACAGCAATTGTAGAAAAGTCAACAGACAACATCAATCGTGCAGAGTTTTACCCGTTGGTTCTTCCAGCAGCCTCATCAGATTTTCTTGATCCACAATTTGTTTACAGAGGGTTTGGAACAACTTGGGATTACGTAATAACTGTAGAGCATGGGTACACTTTTGTTCCATCAAATATTGTAAGAGCAACAGAGATGCTTGTTCACGATATAGAGTGTGGCAAGTTAGAATACTATAAGAGATTTGTTTCTTCTTACAACACAGATCAATTTAAAATTCAGTTTGATAAAGGTCTTTTTGAAGGAACAGGAAATATAATTGTAGACAAGATACTTTCACAGTATGTTAAGTCTATTACAAAAATTGGGGTATTGTAATGACTATTTGTGAGACTCCAGATTTTATGTTTCCAATGCAAGCATCTGTATACCATCCAATAGTTGAACAAGGTCAGTATGGAGCAATTAAAAAACAGTGGGTTTTGGATAGAGTCTTTGCCTGTAGTTTTAGTTCTGGAGGATCTGCATTTAAAGAAGAAGTAAAGCCAAATGTTAACATTACTCAAAACTCAATTCTTGTTGGAAGAGTAAAATCAGACATAAGAATATCTTCTCTTAATAGCAAAAATGCATTAACAAACATTTTAATTACAGACATTAAAGACCAAGAAGGAAATATCATATACATGGAGACCTCTGGTCCAAGATCTGGTAAAGCCACCTTATTTGAAATCGCAACATACGAACCATTTACTGGCCCATTTGGAAGAGTAGAGTCTTATAACCTTCTTATTAGAAGATCAGAAAATCAAACAGGTGATGTATGAAAGCCGTATTTAATTCTAATCAATTTAAAAAAGAAATGAACAATATCGTCAACTACTCAGTTGGATTTTTAGAGGGAGTTCAAAAAGGAAAAACAGTATTTTTAAAAACGGTAGGACTAGAAACAGTTGAATTAATGAAAGAGTTCATAGACTCAAATGCTAGGGTTAATCCAGATATGCTTCATCATGTATATGAATGGAATCAAACAGGAAGCCCAAGTGCAAGATTGTATGACATATCTTATACTACAAGTAACTTAGGACTATCTTTTAGATCTTCATTTAGTCAATCAGCATCAATCAAAGATGGATCAAGAACTCCCTTTTACAATAAAGCAAGAATCATGGAAGAAGGTATTCCAGTTGTCATTCGTCCAAGAGTGGCACAGGCTTTGGCATTTGAAGATAACGGTGAAATGATATTTACAAAAGGCGAAGTTCGAGTAGACAATCCTGGAGGAACAGAAGTTCAGGGTGGGTTTGAAAAAGTTTTTGATATGTTTTTTAATAGGTACTTCTCTCAAGCATTTTTAAGAGTTAGTGGTATAGCCGTGTATCTTGAAAATCCACAAGTTTATAAAAAAGATATGCAAGCAGGGAAAAAGATGGGCAAGACAAAAGGCTTATCAACAGGATATCGCTGGATTGCTAACGCAGGAATGGGTGCATAATGGGTGCTACAATTCATCATCCGCCATCAATAATAAATAAATATTTAGGGTCAAAAGTAGATGAGCGTTTTGATTCTGGAACTACATACTTTTTCCCAACACTTCCAACTGACATTGATTCTCTTACTCAAACATTTCCTCAATCAAATGGACTGTTCGGTGTTTATGACAGAATGTTTAAAATGAGAAGAACCCCGTTTCCATATATAAAATGTGAACAGGTTTTATATTATTTTTATGCTACAGGAGATTCTGCAAAGGGCTGGGGACCAACAGAGCAGATGGTTCATATTCAGCAGTTGGTCAGTGACATTCTTGACAACGGAGATGATTCAGCAAAAGATCTTAATGAATGGGCAGCAGCAAATGAGTCCTTTTGGACAGATGAATCTAGGCCAGTATTTTTTCACAACTTTAAGATATACCAACTTGAAGAAACCAGGGATATTGTAGACTTTGGAACAGCCCGTACTTATGCGGGGAACAAAATCATCATAGATTACGACTGGCATCAAGGATAAATACCTAATAAATAGGTAGTATAATTAATACGAGGAAACAAGCCCTTCTAATAAAAATGAAAGAGGTGAAAATATGGCATACAGCCGTGGTTCAAGTAGTAACATCATCGTAGGTGCAGCAGCACTATTTACGCATGACGCAGGCCCAATCGGATACGACTCAGTAACTGGAGCGATCACTGATACCCAAGCAGGTACAGATCTTCCAGTATTTACCGCATCCACAACTTCTTACAAGGATACACTATCAAATGATAATGCATTCACAAACGTAGGATACACATCAAATGGTTTGGAACTAGCATTCCAGCCAGATTTCGGCGAAGTAGCAGTAGATCAACTTCTCGACGTTGCTCGTTTATTCAAGCAAGGTATGACAGTTAATCTAAACACTGCTTTTGCAGAAGCCACACTAGAAAACCTTCTTGTTGCAATCGCAGCAGATGACGCAGATCTTGCAACAGCAGGGGGAGTTTCAACACTCAAGATGTCTGCTGGTGATATCGGCGACGTTCCACTAGAGCGTGGTCTAGTAGCAGTAGGACCAGGATCTGGTTCTTCTCTAGAGCCAAAGGAAAGAATCTATGTTGCATACCGTGCACTCTCAATTGAGAGCGTTACAGTATCAGCAAAGCGTGATGAGTCAACAATGTTTGAAGTATCATTCCGTCTTCTTCCAAATGATAACGCATCATACGGAAAGATCGTAGATCGTTCACTAACAGTATAATACAACTTAATACATGAGAGGCTCAATCCTTCGGGGTTGGGCTTTTCTGTTTGGTATACTTATATTATGGCAACCAGTATATATGAAAAAAAAGATTTTTACCTTATTGACGAAACTTTGATTAGTGCTGCCCCACTTAAAATAAAATATCTTAGAGAGTTTTTAAAAATATTTGATACTATTAAAGAAGCAAAGACAGACGACGAATCAATATCAGTATTAGTTAACTGTGCTTTGGTTGCAATGAAGCAGTATGCCCCACACATAAAAACAGTAGAAGACCTTGAAGATAACCTAGACCTTCCAACAGTCTATGAGGTAATAGATATTGCAGCAGGTATTAAAATTAATGAAAAATCAGAAGACCCAGTAAAATCTCAAGCAGTAGATAGCGGATCTTCTTGGGATACATTGGATTTAGCAAAACTTGAATCAGAAGCATTTCTTCTTGGAATATGGAAAGATTATGAAGAACTAGAAAAATCTTTGTCTATGCCAGAACTAACTGCAACTATTAAAATAAAAAGAGAACTAGACTATAGTGACAAAAAGTTTGCAGCAGCCATGCAAGGTGTTGATTTAGATAAAAATTCAGGGAACTCAAATGAATGGGAAGACATGAAAGCAAGAGTATTCAGCAAGGGATCAACAACCAGTGGCAACGACATACTTGCTTTACAAGGTAAAAATGCAGAAAAAGCAGGGTTTGGTATTGGTATGGGCATAGATTATGAAAAATATTAATAACAAAAAATAAGCCTGCGTTATGGTATAATTGACTAAACCTTATAAGGAGGAATAAATGGCAGCCGCCACTGAAGAAAAAACAGTAACTCTGATCGATGGAACCAAGATCAAGGTAAGACCACTCAAGATATCTTTGCTTCGTCCATTTATGAAGAAGTTTGAAGATATTGCAAAGGTAGCAGAAGACAACGAAAAATCAATGAACCTTCTTATGGAATGCGTTCAAATTGCAATGCAACAATACAAGCCAGAATTGGCAGATGACAAGGAAGCACTAGAAGAAAACCTAGACCTTCCTACAGTATACAAGATCGTCGAGGAGGCATCTGGAATTAGACTTTCAGACGCTTCACTACTTGGCAATCTTGTAAATAACTAAATAAAGAGGTGTTAGTGGATGGCTGATGTTCAATCCAATATTAATGTAAATATTAATACGTCTGGGGCTTTAGCAAGTTTAAAGCAGTTACAGCGTCAAATATCAGCCTTCCATACACAAATGTCAAAGTCTGGAACTGCAGCAAATGCGGTTGCAGCAAATCAAGCACAAAACTTGATGAACAGCATAAATGCTACTGGACAATTTCAAGCATCTATGCGAAATGTTTCCACAAGTACAGAACAGTTTACAAATGCATTAGAAAAAAACAAGTTAACATCCAGAGAATATTTTAGATACACTGGAGCAGCAACAAAGACTTTTGGCAGATTGTTTGCATCTGAGTTTCAAACAATAAATAAGGTAGCACGAGAGCGTGTTAAAGATATTCAAACCCAATATATTAAGATGGGCCGTGGCGCTAATGGAGCCATTCAAGCAATTGCTGTAAGACCACTTGCACTAGACATGCAAAACCTAGGCACACAAACAGCCATAGCAGCACAAAAACAACAGGTCTTAAATCAACTACTAAACCAAGGATCAACAAAACTTCTAAACTTTGGTAAGAACACCCAGTGGGCAGGCCGTCAGTTGATGGTTGGTTTTACAATCCCTCTTATTTATCTTGGTACTGCAGCAGCAAAAACATTTATGAAACTTGAAGAACAGGCGATTAGATTTAAAAGAGTTTATGGAGAACTATTTACAACAGCAGAAGAAACTAATAGAATGGTTAAAGAGATTCAACTGCTTGCAAGCGAGTACACTAAGTATGGAGTTGCAGTAGAAGATACAATGAAGATGGCAGCAGATGCTGCAGCAATGGGCAAGATGGGTGCAGATTTAACTGCTCAAGTTGCACAAGCAACAAGACTTGCCATTCTTGGTGGAGTTGAACAAGAAGATGCACTAAAAACTACAATTTCTGTTACAAATGCATTTGGTGTTTCAACAGAAGACCTTGCTAAAAAAATTGACTTTCTTAACGCAGTAGAAAACCAAACTGTTGTATCTATTGAAGACTTAACTATAGCAATTCCAAAGGCTGGACCAGTTGTCAAGCAACTTGGTGGAGATGTAGAAGACTTGGCTTTCTTCCTTACAGCAATGAAGGAAGGTGGAATTAATGCATCAGAAGGTGCTAACGCACTTAAATCTGGTCTTGCTTCATTAATTAATCCATCTGAAAAAGCATCTAAAATGCTACAGGGTCTTGGAGTTAACATAAATGGAATTGTAGAATCAAATGCTGGAGATGTAAAGTCTACTGTAGTTGAATTTGCACAAGCGTTAGATACACTTGATCCGCTTAATCGTGCTCGTGCTATTGAACAATTATTTGGAAAGTTTCAGTTCTCAAGACTTTCTACACTATTTCAAAACGTAACAGCGCAAGGAACTCAAGCATCTAGAGTATTAACTCTTGCATCTGCAACAACAGAAGAACTTGCAATTCTATCTGAAAGAGAATTAAGTAAGATTGAAGATACAACAACTTATAAATTTAAGAAAACTATTGAAGATCTAAAGGTTACGCTTGCTCCAGTTGGAGAACAGTTCTTAAAAGCACTTACTCCTATTGTTGAGTTTGTTTCAAAGATCCTAGACAAGTTTAATGGACTGGGAGAAGGCAGTAAAAAGTTTATAACAATACTTACTGTAGCCCTTGGTGCTGTTGGACCCATTGCCCTTATGTCTTTTGGTTTGCTTGCAAATGGTATGGCAAACATAATTAAACTTTTTGCAACAATGAGATCAGGATTTCAAAGAGCAGGATCTTCAACCCAAATTCTTGGACAGCAAACAAACTATTTAACTCAAGAGCAGTTAGAGGCCTCTGCCGTTGCTGCATCTCTTGATCAAGTTCACCAAAGACTTAGACAAACCTTTACTTCTGAGGCAGCAGCAGTAAATGCTTTAGCAATAGCCTATCAAAGAGCAATTTCATCACAAGCAGGATTCACTGGTCCAATAAGAGGCCCATCAGGAAAAATCAAGGGTATAAAAAGATACAACTCAGGAACAACTAGCGTTCCAGGAACAGGTAACACAGATTCCGTACATGCACTCCTTACTCCTGGAGAAGCAGTAATACCAAGGAGGGTTGCACAAGATCCAAATAACAGACCAATCATTGAAGATATGATTGGGAATAATCTGCAACCAAGCAAAAGAAAAAAACCAGACACAGTATTCGCACATGCTACAGACAAAGAAATTGTTAATATTAACAATGTTCCAGAAAAGTTTACGAGCCAGGCTGAAAAAATTAAAGCAACAGGAATTACAAAAGCAAACCTTTATAGTGGTTTAGGGTTTGATATTTCAGACGAAGTTCATAAAAAAATAACTCCACCAAATAGACTAGATGTTAGAGCATATGAAACAGAACTAAGAAAGCCAAGAGCAATAGAGACAATGACATCAAATCTAATGCGTCCTCCATTAAGCATGAGTGCAACTGAGGCTGCAAAAATAACCTCTAGAGTTCAAAGGAATTTACTTTTGTCATTACAAAATCTTCCAAATGGAACTTTAATTAATGATAAAACAATATACTCAAGGATGGGAAACCTTAAAACAGGAATTGTTGGAGGGCTTGCAAGAGAGGCTCGTTTCCGTCCAGCGCTAAAAGCAATATTTAGTCCTGCTGGAATCGGAAGTCAAGGAGTCTCAAATATAGAATACAACAGTAAGGCATCTATAAAAGATGTAATTTCTGCTGTAAAGAACGCACCCAAGACTAATCCAGCAATAATTAGAGCATTAGAACGTCTTGAATCAATAGACCCAAAAAGAATGCTTGATGTTCGGGTCGTAGATGGAAAAATAGAAGCATTTGAAAGAAATGAAGTAAGCAGAACAACAGGAGAAATTACAAATAAAAAAAAGGCAGGATCATTAATTGGAGACGGGTTTGTTACTAATAGATCTGGAGGAGATTCAGGTGGGGTTAAAATTGGAAATAAAGCACCAAACTTCATTACTCAGGCAGCAAGAGCAGCAATAAAGTCTTTGACTGATGGGGAATTAAAAGATAAAAAAATAACTGAATATGAAAAACAAATGTCTCAAGGAAAAGGTTTTAGCAATGTTGCTGCAAGGCATCTTTCTGGAATTCATGAAACAATGGATGGAAGAAAAGTATTTGTAAAACCAATGATTGATGAAAAATCAGCACTAGCAGAATTACGTGCAAACAAGATTGCAAGAGATGTTCACGGTCTTGATTCTCCAAAACAAGAGTTAAGAGTAATCAGAGATCCTTATACTGGTAAAACAATGTATGCTCTTGAGTCAGCATTTGATCCAAAGTTTGATCCATCAAAAATGTCTAATACTTTTACAAAAGAACAATATTTTAGACAACTTGTAGCAGCAAATCTTAGGGGAGATAAAGATCTTAAAAAAGGAAACCTGGGTGGAAACACTATGGCAGATCCTGGCGCAGCAGGAGTTTTTGATAGAGCATCTGGAAAAAGAGATTTTGCTAATGTTGCCTCAATGATTGCAATGGGTGAAACAAATTTAAGTGGAGTCAAGGGGAATAGTGCAGGAGGTTCACCTTTCTGGTTTGGTAATGCAACAGCAGACATTGCAAAAAATATGACCGCAACTGAATATGATAGAGCAATGAAGGATGAAATTAAAAGAGTTCTTCCCAACTTAGAAAAAACAGTTGCCGACTTTAAACTTGTTCAGCCTAATCCCAATGATAACTCACCACAAGCACAAAGAATAAGAGGAGAAATAAAAGCCTACGATGATATGGTTAAACGGCTTAAAGATGGATTAAATGTTGATTATAAAAAACTTCATGCACTTCATACATCTATTGCTATAAAGCCAGACGAAGTTATTCAAGACAACAAAACAGGAAAAACTAAAAAACCAAAATCAAAATTGCTTCCACCTGGAGTTAAGTCAAGTCAAGGTTCAAAAGATACAAGAATGACCTCCATCCCTAAAATAGGAACATCTGTTAGAAACGTGCGTGGACCAAAAGGAACTACAATACCTGGAGCGGCAAACGCTCCAATGGTTAGTGGTGGTAGCAATGGAGTTTCTGGAACTGCAGCGGAAGTAATAAAGGGTGCTAAGTCAGCCATAAAGAGTGCAGGTAAAGTTGGTCAAACAATTGGAACAAAACTTTCTCAGTCTGCTGCAGCAGCATCGAGAACCGCCCTTTATGGAACGGGACCAGTAGATGCTGATGCTAAGTCTGTAAGAAGACAAATAGAGAAAAGACAAAGAGCAGAGGCAAGAACACAAGCAAAGGCTCAGGCATCAAGAACTTCTCTTTACGGGACGGGACCAGTAGATGCTGATGCTAAGTCTATGAGACGTAATGCACAAGCAGAAATGAAGAGAAGCAATATAGCAGCAAAGGTTGCCTATCAGCAAAAAATTATTAGTGAACGAGCAGCAGCAAATGCTAAAGCCACAACAAGATCTAAAAAAATTACAGAAAAAGTTAGAGGTTATGTAGCAAAGAGAGAACAAGCAAAGCAAGACAAAATAGCGGGCGGAGGAAGACCAGGAATGGGCATGTCTAGTGGGATTATGGCAGCATCAGCACTCACTATGGCTGGCTCAATGGCTCCAGGAAAACTTGGAGAGATATCTCAAAAACTTATGATGCCTCTTATGGGATTATCAATGATAATTCCAATGCTTAATAATAAGTTTGCAGCACTTGGTGTTGGTGTTGGTTTGGTCGTAGCAGCATATGCATATCAAAGAATAGCATTTGATAAAGCACAAGATGCAGCGTTAGCGTTAACAGAGGCCATGGGACCTGGCGCTGATGCAATGAAAAACCTTTCTACTTTTGCAGGAAAAGTTTCTGCTGGAGAGATTATGGATAAAAAAAGAAAAGATTCTTTTGCACCATTTCAAATACAAACAGGCAAATCAACGTTTGGTCAATCATTTATAGCAGGAGAACAAGGCAAAGAAATGACTAAAAATATTGGGTCAACTGTTAAAAATAGTGGCATGGCCGCAGCAAAAGATCAAGTTGTAAATCAGATGGCAAGCGCTGTGGCTTCGGGAGCATTATCTGCAGATCAAGCACGAAGCATAGTCGCTAATATTGGACAAGAACTAAGAGACTATAGTTTTGGAATTGAAGTAAATGCAAGACTTATAGAATTGCTTGGACCTAATGGAGAAAATCTAGCAAAAGATCCTTTGGGAGTAAGAGTAAAACTTTTGCAAGATACAAGAGAAAGAATGAATATCTCTAGTGATGCAGCAAAAAGGGCTGGAGGTGTCACTGGAGGAGACGTAGCAAATATTGGTGGTTTTACGGCTGCTGGAGCAGGAATCGGTGCCATTGGCGGTCTTATTGCTGGAGGACTTATAGGATCTTTGGCTGGACCTCTTGGTGCTGTTGCAGGTGCTGCCATTGGATTAAAGGTAGGAGCAGTAATAGGAACAGTCATTGGAGCAACAGCAGGAAATCTATATGGAAGAAAAGATAGAAATAAAAGAATTGGCGAATCCTCTGGTGCTTCAGTAGCAATGCAAAAAATTGCACTAGAGCAACAACAAGAAATGCTAGATTCATTAGATTTGCAATATCAAAAAGAACTTGAAATTGCTAAGGTTGCAGGAGATACAGATAAAATAAAAACATTAACAGAAGACCATGAAGAAAACAGAATAAAACTTTTAGAAGAAAATGCTGTATTAGTAGAAAATATTCAAAAGAACTTTGAAACTTCGGAAGGTGCAACAAGAAAAGCATTAATGACTGGAGTAGATAAATCTATTACTAAAAAATATAAAGGAACACCATTAGAAGACGTAGCCCCATTAGCAAAAACATTAATTGATGATTCTGGTGTTAATGAAGAAATTAAGTACACATTAAAAATGCAACTTGCAACTGGAGAGATAGATCCAATGCAAATAATAGAAATTTTTGAGACTCTTGGCAAGGACAAGGCTGCTATTGAAAGTGTTGTTAATATCATTGGGAAATTTGGTGGTGCTTTTGCTAACCAGACGATGGCTATTGTCGGTATGTTTGAAGACACAGAGCAAGCAACAACCTTTATTGCTAGTATAGAAACAAAAACTTCTAAAGAAGCACAAAAACAATTAGAACTATTTCAAAAAATTTCTCAGTCTGACGTAGTTGTTGGTGCAGATGTTCTTTTAAATTATTATAATAGCAATCCAACAGAAGCAGAAAAATTACAAACTTCTCTTAATGCTATAGAAAAGTTAGATTCAAGCAAAAAGGTTGAAATAGAGGTTGCTGCAACTGTACTAGGATCTGAAGAAATGCAATTACTAAAAGCAGATCAGGTATATTTTGATACACTGCCACCCCTCCAACAAAAAACTTATTTACAAAATCTTAAAGTTGTTATGGGGCTAAAGGGGGATCCAGACTTAACAGAACAGTATAGAAACTGGATGACTGAATCAGGTGGTAAAAATCAAGGAAAAACTTTTTCTCAGTATGTTACATTTATAACACAGCAAGTTACAGAAGCCTCTGCAACAGATATTTCAACTAAAGGAGGAGTAACTACACCTGGTGAACCTACAAAAATAGATTCATCGCCTCTTGATGGCCTATTAAAAAGATTAAGAGATGTAAGAAAGAACCAGATCAAAGTAACTGAAGGCTTTACAGCATCACAAAAAGCACTTAATAATTTGTTTGGCGGTAGCAAAACTATTGAAGTATTTAGCGGTATCGAAAATGACATGAGAAAAATAGGTGCTGGAGAAGACCTAATAGATCTAATAACGGGTATGGACCCTAAAGAATATGAAAAGAGAAAGAAGTCTTTATTTGAGTTTGATAAAAAGGGTAACATTATAAAGTTAAAAGATAATGCAAAAAGCATAGGAGATACAATAGCATCAATTAAACTTGGAGAGTTTGTAAGTGATCAAGAAAGAATGTCTCGTAAAATAGGAGATCAAACTACAGCATTAACAAGACTAAGAGTTGCAGGAGTAGAAGGATCTGTTGCTTTGGAAGCAGTCGCAGATGCAACCTTTGCTGCAGCCATTGCAAATAAAAACCTATCTGATGAGCAAATTAAAAAAATTGTTAAAACTTGGGGAAAGGCTACAAAAGCAAAAAATAAGTATGCTGCAACAGAAGACTTGATCGGAACACAAAAAGAACTTGATGCTAGAGTAAATCTTTTGACAAGACTAGGGAACAACATATCAAAGTTAAATACTGATCAAATTGATGCTATTCTCAATAATTCAGGACTACAAGATAGCCTAATAAATCTGGGCATTGATAGTGAGGAGTTTAAAACAACACTACAAAAAACACTAGACAGTGCAAATGTAGAACTTAAGATTAAATCAATGACCATATCTGGTATGGAAGAAATATTTACTAATGGTATGAGCCAGGCAATGGATGGATTTAGTGTTGAAGAAACAAGGCTTCAACTTAAGTTTAATATTGATAATAAGCAACTTGTTGAGGACATTACAACTGCAGAAAATGAAATAGCATCAATAGAATTTGAAATTGATGACAAAGAAGCAGCCCTTAAGTCTATTGCAGATGAAGAAGAAAAAATTAATAAAAAGTATGACGAAAGAATTGTAGCACTTGACGAAGTAGAAAAAGCAAATGCTTCTATTAGTCAGCAACAAAAAGGCCAACTAACTCTTGCAAACGCTTTGACTTCAGGAGACATCTCTGCTGCAGCCCGTGCCGTTCAAGAAATGAGAGCACAATCAGCATTAGATGCAGTTACTAAACAAAAAGAAGCAGTAGAAAAATCTAGAGATTTTGAGTTGTCAGAATTAAGATCAAAAGATGGAAAGAGTAGAGAGCAACTTGAGGAAGAAATTAAAAAATTACAAGAAGATATTTTTAACATTGAAGAAAAAACCCTTGAGCCCAAGAGAGAAACTTTAAGACTAAATGAACTTTCCCTTAAGACATCTATTGAAGAAATTACAGTTTTAGGAAAAACAAGAGAAGCCTGGGAAGGAATTCAAAACCTTGTTGACCTAGCAAGAGTCAAGAGCGCTCAGTTTGTAAAAGAAATGAAAGATGCTATAGATATATATGCAAAACTTATTTCTTCATATCAAAATCAAGTATTAAGAACAGACTCTCTAAGCACAACTTCCGACCAAGCAGATAATTCTACAACTGCCGCTGCGCCAGCCGCAGCAGATAAAACCGCAGCAGATTTAAAAAGGTCAGGAGTATTTAGCCCAAGTGCTTTGGCATCACAAGAAAGTAACGCTATTGGAGCAGCCTCAATTGCTGCACAAATGAAGGCGTACAGTGATGCAAGATTAGATGCTGCAGAAAAAGCAAGAGTTTCTGCAATGCAAGGGGTTAATGCATCAGCAGCAACTACACCAGCAAAAACATCAGCACAAATAATTGCTGAAAGAAAAGCAAAATATGGATATATCTCTAAGGGAGGAATAGTCCCTAAATATTTTGCTAATGGTGGCTATGCCAAAGGCTCTGATACAGTCCCTGCAATGCTCACTCCAGGAGAATATGTATTAAGAAAAGATGCAGTTAAAAAGTATGGAGTGGACAATCTTGATAAATTAAATGCACAGAAGTTTGCTAAAGGCGGACATGTAGGC